TCACCAGTATTTCCGTTTATCGTTTGTTAGACCACCTATGTAGTCGGCTGAAACGTTATAGAATTTTGCTAATCGTAATATAAAGTTGAATGGTGGCTCTCTTTCTCCGTTCTCGTATCTCCTATATGTAGTTAAGTACATTCCGAAGATGTCGGCTATGTCTTGTTGTGTTTTGTCGGCGTCTTCTCTTAGGTCTTTTATTCTTTGGTAATTTTCCACATTTTTCACCTTCTTTTTTTGTTGATTAAGTAGATTATAGCATTTTCGCACCAAACGGTGTTGACATTCGCACCGTATGGTGTTATTATTTTGATGTTGGCATAACACCATTTGGTGTTATTTTGATTATTACCCGTGACCGTGGTGCATAACGGCAAGATAGGAGTTATTATGGAAAGTGTAAAAAAGACGTATACGGTTTTCCCCGATTCGGTTTCTTCGCAACTTTTACGCGAATGCATTCTTGATAGTTTATCTATCTCTCACGTTGTTAACAAGATTTTATTAGATTTTACTGATGTAAATTCTGATACATTATATGTAAATCTTGATTTCTGCGAGTTCAATTCTTTTGTATATCATCTTTATCTTTCGCTGTCGCATTTTTTGATTCTCTCATTCGGTGGTTTTTACCAGCTGATTCTTGATACTGTTCAGGTGTCTGATGTAAAGGAAGGTGATTAAAATGATTTTGATAGGCGCAGAAGTTAAATGCGGATCTTTTACAGATCGTCAGACGGGTAAAGAAATTGAGTACAATAACTTGATGTTGTACTTTGAAGGTACTGAAGAACTTGAAAATCCGGAAAATGATAATTTTGCTTTCGGTCGCATTGTTCATTCCTATAAAATCAAGAATGATTCAGATGTTTTGAAAAAAGCCTTTAAAGGTTTTTATAAAGATGATAAGTCAGGCGAATGGCTGAAAGGTCTTGCCGGTACTGACTTTGAAATCATTGAGAACCGCTACGGCGGTATTGAACGTGTTCTTCTGAATTGAAAGGGGGTGTGATGTTGAAGGTGGAAGCTATTACTACATGTATAACTAACGCTATTACTTGCGTTGGTACAGCGTTTACGGCTATGATGGATAACCCCGTCATTGCGATTTTCGTAGGTTGTTCCCTGGTCGGCGCTTCGGTTGCTGTTTTCGCTCGCATGAAGCGTTCAGCAAGATAACATACGGTCGGCAAGGATTTATTTGTTCTTGCCGACTTTTTATATATAGATTTTATTTTGAAAGGGTGATTTTATGAAAGAGCAGGGAAGTGCATTGCGAATAGTTGCTTTTGCTGTTGCGATTGCTATTGTGCTTGGTCTGGTTTCTGTTATGTTTCAGTTAAATGTTAGTGCCGAAAGCACTAATAAAGATATTAAAACAGGGTCTTTTTCTGTTTCCGGCTATTTTGACGGGTATCCTTGTATCAATTTAGGTACTGAATTATCTTTTTATGATTTTGTAAAAGATTATAATACGTTCGGTTATGGCTTCTGTGTTATACCGCTCGTTACAAAAAACAATGTAACATATTTTTTAAAATCTAATTCATCTTGGAATTGTTACGGATATATTGATGTTTATACAGCTAATAGTTCTAATGGTGGCATAATTTTTTATGCCGGTACTAATTTTTATCCAATTAGTTTAGCAAGCGATAACGGCGAATCTTATAAAAATTATAAAACTGTTATTAAAAAGTCTAAGGATAGTAATGACCTTGTTTATGTGCAGTATGTTTATAACAAAACTAAAAATGATTGGGTCTTAAATGATACTGAATTTAGTATTGATTTTTATGATTATAAATCCAATACTTACGCATCTAATGTTGCACCTACTGATATTAAGTATGTTCTTGTATCTAATCAATCTCGTTTTTTGCATAACAAGAACAGAAATAACAACTGGTCTGATTTAGATACGATTTTTTCCGCAAATGCTACGTTTACCGAAGCTGGCGCTTCGCCCTCTGCCGAATTTTTATCTTTTAAAGGCACAGAGAGTAGTGGCTTATATTTAGTCGATTGGGTTCAAGCAGGTCAACAATACCCGATTGTCGATTTCCGCATTGATGATAAAGGAAATTATCATAAATACGCTTTACGCATTTCCGGTAATTCTAATTATGCCGAAATTTTAAAAGGTATTTGGGATCGACAGGAAATGAAAGAAGCTGTTTCGGCTGCATCAAATGCCGTTGGTGTTTTTTTATTACTTAAAGCTGCTGCTTCTTTAGGTACTAAAGCAGTTGTATCTATTGCCGGAGCAGCTACACCTATTGGTGCGTTATTTTTAAATGTACCTAATCATGATATGTCAGGTTATGTTATGCTAGCTGCACAAAACAAACTTGTTAAAGAATATGATTCTTTGTCTTACGATGATATTCGTACATTAACTTCGGATAATATGATTTTTACTGATGGTTCTTCTACCGTTTCTAAAGCGGTTAGTTTATGTTTGTCGGACTATGTTTCTGTCGTTCCGAACACATTATATAAATTAGAAATTATTGACGTTACCGAAAGCAAATTGCTTGATGTTGCGTATTTTAGTTCCCGTAGGGGTTATCAGAAGTCTGATAGTGGTTACGGCACTAATATCACCGATTATGATAATTCCGCCGATCTGGATAACGATATTGATAATAATAACGGTTATACCGGTGGATCATCTTCCAACGGCGGTAAATTGGATACAGATAATCCTAATGATATTATTGATACTGATTATAACAATTCGCTTGCTAATATCAACATTTCCGACATTATCGTTAGTTTGCGAACGTCGATTGCTTCGGTCGGTGTGTTTTTTCAATCCTGTTGGGCATTGTTTCCGCCAGCTATATGGTCAATCATTCTACTTGGATTGTCGCTTATCGTTGTATTGCGATTGTTAGGTAGGTGATTTTATGATTGTACATATTCAGCATTTGATTAATGGTGTTGTATCTATTTTGCAGATTCCTATTGACTTCGGACCGTTTTCAGTGTCTATTTTCGATATTATAATAGGACAGCTGCTTACTGTTTTGGTGGCATACGTTGTCTGGAAAATTTTCGATTGATTAGGTGGTGATTTTTTGTGAATGTGCTTGTTGCTTGTGAAGAATCGCAGGTAGTAACGATTGCTTTTCGAAAATTAGGTTTTCGAGCGTTTTCGTGTGACGTTCAGAAATGTTCTGGCGGAAGACTTGGCTTTCATATTCAATCTGACGTATTACCAATCCTAGATGGTAATACATCATTTGTTACATGTGATGGTCGCCGACATAATATTACCGGGAAATGGGATTTGATTATCGCACACCCGCCGTGTACGTTTTTGTCGAATGCCGGCAGTGTCAGAATGTTTGTTAAACCTAAACAAATTGATTATGATCGGTATAAAAATATGTTAGCTGCGCGTGAATTTTTTATGCGATTTTATAATTGTAATTGTGATCATGTTTGTATCGAAAATCCTGTTCCTATGCATATTTGTGATTTGCCATATCCTACACAGGTTATTCAGCCGTATTTTTTTGGTGATCCTTTTTCGAAAAAAACGTATCTTTGGACTAAGGGTTTACCTAAATTAGTTCCTACCGATATTTTCGAATCATTTGTTCCGTATTTATCTGTATGTTCATCTTCTAAAAAAATGCGCAGTAAGACGTTTCCGGGTATAGCAAATGCATTTGCACACCAGTTTTCTGCTGCTATTCTGTCCGGTAATAGTTTTTCGTTGCCATATCAAACATTTTTAAAGGATGTGATTTTATGATAGGTTCTTCTTCCGGATCTATTATGCTTCGTCATATTGACACTTTAACGTTAAACGAAGCTTGTTTGTTTGCCATTGTTCTTTTATTAATTTTGTTTCTTATCGTGAAAGGATTGACAAAATGACTGATGTAGTTTCTGTGTTTCTTGATATGTTCGGTTGGTCGTATGATATGTTGACTGTTGTCGATGTGATTAATAATTTTGTTCGCCTGGCTATTGGTATCGGTATTTTTGTTTTTATTATGAAGATGCCTGGTATCTTTCTTGGTCGGCGAAACCGATTGTTATAGGTGGTGATTTGTGATGGCTATAATTGTTTTCTTCCGCAAGATTTTTGCAAATCTGATACGGTTACCGTTGTTTTTTGCATGTCAGATACACGATCGATTTTTGTATTACAAAGAAAAGCGGTATAAAGATTTTGATCGCTGGGGTATACATATTTTCACGTCTAAGTTCGGTGCCGGTAAAACTTCCAGCATGGTTTATACTGCGTATAAATTGTGTAAGCGGTTTCCGCAAGTTCAGATTTTATCTAATATTAAGTTGTCCGGTTTTCCGGATCATACGGTGATTAAATCGTTAAATAGTGTTGATGATATATTTTCATGTGCCGATAATACGATAATTTTGATTGACGAAATCGGTACAATATTAAATTCCCGTGATTTTTGTAACGGTAAGTCGATGTCTAAGGCATTGTTTCAATACTTTTGTCAGGTGCGTCATAGGCACGTTGTATTGTTCGGAACATCGCAACGCTGGCACTTCGTAGACAAGCAAATTCGTGACGTTGCTACAACGGTGCGTGTGTGTAGTAGTTATTTCCCACATCCGTTTACCAGGTGCGTAAACGTTACATATTACGATGCGCAGGATTACGATCTATCGTATAGCAATCCGATGATTTCTCTTGCGCCGATCGACTGCATGGTTTACATTCAGTCTGATCGAATACGGCAGATGTACGACACGTCCGAAATGGTACAGACAATTTTACATTCGGATTATTTCGATACTGCCGAAGATGATAACCGATCGTCTGTTGCAGTGTCAGACCGTAAGACGTCACGCCGTTTCAAGCGTGGTGTCGGTCGTTTGGGTTGATTTATGCCGTAGCCGGCACAGCCGGCACGGCCGGGGGGGGGGCGCACACCCCCCCCACTAGTTCAGTGTTCACGGACTATAAAATTATAGTGAGGTATAAAATAAATGGCTGCTTTGAAAAAGGAAAAAGAGACACGTACTCGGTCTTGGACGTTCGTCTTATATCCCGAATCCGCTCCGGCTGACTGGCGTGATAAATTAGACGATTTCCACATTGAGTGGGTCGAAAGCCCTTTACATGACCGTGATTTAAACGGTGACGGTCAGCCCAAAAAACCGCATATTCATGTATTACTGTCGTTTGGCTCTGTTAAGTCATATGATCAGGTTAAGGAAATTACTGACGCTCTGAATTGTCCGATACCGCAACGGTGTCATAGTTTGCGTGCTATGGTTAGGTACATGGCTCACATTGATAATCCGGAAAAGGCGCAGTACAGCAAAGAAATGATCATTGCGCACGGTGGCGCAGATTTAGATGAATATTTGCGACCTTCGGCTTCATGCGAACTTTCGTATGTTAGAGAAATGCTTGATTTCGTTCAAAATAATCAAATAATGGAATTTTATCAATTAGTTGATTATGCGCGGGAAAATGAATTTGATACATGGTTTTCGTACCTTTCTCGGCACAGCTGCTACATGATTATAAATTATATAAAGAGTTCACGTTATCGCAATTCTCAAGGTGATTGATATGTCAGAGTATTATAACAAGTATTATAAGCACCCGTTGAACGGTTATGATCCAAAGTATTTCATGATACCGCCGAAGGAATGCCGTAATTGTATTTGTTATTATTGTTACAACAAATTATGTCCGCATTGTGTCGGCTATCGTTACAGTCTTGCAGTTGATATGTGTGTTAAAGATAAAAAGATACGATCTAAAGACATGATACCGCATAGATGTGATAAATGCTATTATCTTTGGAATAAGAAAAAACCGATTTATGACTGTGATTTTTTTGTTAATTTTCGTAGGAAGATTACATTATATACAGTTATTCGGAAGTATCGAAAAAAAACAACGCTTGAAATTTTGGTCGATCGGGTAGAAAGTCTTGAAAAAAAGATTGACGAATTGTATAATGATATTAACAGAAAATAACACGCAATTTCATAAAATTAATATTTTACGAAATTAGAAGCGGTGAAAAACGAAAGGTACACAAAAATGGCATATAACATAGATTTCAGACAAGCTACATCGGATGCACCGGCTTGCCTTACCGAATACCTGAATTATCTTACGACAATCAAAAACCGTTCACAGCTTACTGCGTTGAACTATTATACCGACCTGCGTATGTTTATGCGTTTTCTCAAGGTCAAGAACAAGCTGGTTGATGCAAATGAGGATTTCTCCGAGATAAAAATCTCAGACCTTGACGATAAATACATAAAGGCTGTGACACTTACGGACGCTATGGAGTTTCTCAGCTTTACTGTAAGTGAACGTTCCAATCAGGCAAAGGCTCGCTCACGCAAGGCTGTATCTCTGCGGCAGTTCTATAAATTCCTCACAAATAACAAGGCGTGGTTTGCGGCAAGCCCGATGCTGAATCTGGAGCTTCCTTCGCCTAAAAACGCACTGCCTAAGCACCTCACGTTGCAGGAATGCGGTCAGCTTCTGCACGAGGGCTTCAAGGAGTTTTCAAGCTGGATGGATTACCGTGACTATGCGATGATTATAATGTTCCTCAACTGCGGTATGCGTCTGAGCGAGCTTGTCGGAATAAACGTGAATGATTTTGTCGAAAACATAGACCCGTCACAACCTGATGTAAAATATCTTTCCGTGAAGGTTCTGGGCAAAGGCAACAAGGAACGTATCGTCTATCTCAACGAGCAATGCGTCGATGCTGTTACCAAGTACACCGAAGCAAGAAAATCCGTTGCAGACCCTAAGGAAAAAGCTCTGTTTATAAGCAAACGTGGCAACCGCATCACAAACCGCCGTGTCGAACAGATAATCGACGACCGCCTTAAAGCCTGCGGACTTGCCGGTAAAGGAATTTCCGTTCATAAACTGCGTCATACGGCGGCTACGCTTATGTATCAGAATGGCGTTGATGTCCGTGTGCTTAAAGAGGTCCTCGGACACGAAAACCTCAATACCACCCAGATTTATACCCATGTGGTAAATACTCAGCTCCGTGACGCTATAAACTCAAATCCGGTAATGGATATAAAAAACGATCTGCCTGAACCCGATTTGAAGCAGGATAAGGATAAGAATAACAAGTAA